ACGAAGTTCTGCTGTGCGCTGAAGTCCAGAGTAGTCGAGCCAGAGATGCTAGTGGTTGACGTGCCTGCTGCTGCTCCACCGGCTACAGTTACGAAGCCTGCGTGGTTGATGGTCATCCGACTAGTAGCTGAAGTAAAGAAGCTCATCTTTTCTGCGGCGTGGTCGTAGTTGACTACTCCTGCATACGAACCGGAGCCTGTTTGGAACGTGTCGCCAAAGTGTATTGAGCCAGTGCTTGAAGGCGCAGACACAATGGAAATGCCATAGTTATTATCCGTGTCACCAACCACTAACGTATTAGCCGCTGCATTTACAGAAGAAGGGCTTGCGTTAGCAATACCTACGTTCTCACTAGAATCAATCGTGATAGCTGTAGACGTAGCGTTGTCGTCAATACCCGTAGAGGTGAATCCAGTAAGCGTACCGACAGAGGTGATGTTAGGCTGTGCCGCCGTGGTAAGGGTAGCTGCTACGTTATTAAAGGATACGTCTGTGCTCTCTACTGCGTAACCAGCAGCGCCATGATCGCCCCAGCCGTGTGCTGTATTCCAGTTGGTGATGTCACCCGCACTAATGCCGAATGCGTCACTAGCACTAAACACTGGGTCTGTCTCTGTGAAGCTAGTAAGATAACCCACAGCGCCATGATCACCCCAGCCAAAAGCTGTGTCCCAGTCGCTGCTGTTGTAGCCCGGAGCAGAGAACGTACCACTGACGGTTAGGTCTGCTAGCGTGGACGTTCCTGTTACAGTGATGTTGTTGTATGTAGACGTGCCAGTAAATGATGGGTTAGACGACGGAGCTGCAAGAGAGAGCGCAGACTGTATAGCAGTAAACTCAGTCGTGAAGTCAGCACCTACGATTACCTTGTCAGGATCGTTTGAAGGCAGCGCATCCTTAGCGCCAAAGTTAGTAGTAGGGATGTATGTAATGCTCATTCGTTTCTCCGATAGGATTCTTTTGTATGCCCTCTGTGGGCAAAGGACAGACAGAAGAAAGCGACCCCGAAGGGCCGCTAGTTGTTGCTTAGACTGTAGCTGCGATGGTAACACCACACTCAGGACGGTAAGTCTCTAAGCCGTAGATGGTGTCAGCAGTCATCAAGTCAGCAAGGTGCTGTTGGATGTATTGAGTCTGAGTACGAACACCCAGCTGCTCAGCGAAGACGATAGCGTCTTTGTGCATAAGCAGACAGTTCTTCTCACCAGAGTTGCCGGTAAGGTTCGTAGAGACATACAAGTCAACACCGTAGATGCTACCAAGCTTGCCGTTAACTACAGGTGAACCAGCAACGAAGTCGCTAGAGATGTAGTTAGAAACGCCCAACATTGCCATCTTAACGGCAGGTGGGATGACGAAGCAGCGTTGATCGCCGGGTACGTCGTTGTCGTCAAGGATTTGGATAGCGGCACGTAAGCCAGCATCGTTGAAGGCAGAAGTAGTAGCGCCAGACTCGTCAGCAAGTCCGCCAGATACGAAAGACTTCTGAGCAGTGAAACCAGAGTTGGCTTCAGCGATCAGAGCGTTGTCTACCTTAGTAGCAAGCGCGTAGCCAGCGTCAGTCGTGTAGAAAGAACGGAGGCTGTTAAGAGCTTGTACGTCAGTGATGTCTTCGATCAGACGTGAGTACTCGAAGTGCTGGTCGATAGTAACAACCAACTCGCCAGTGGTGCCAGCGATCAAGCTTACTTCAGTTTCTGCTACCTTTGCAGATGCAACGCCACGATCAGGCTTAGGGATGCGAACAGTGTCGCCCTTCTTGCCGACCATAGACATGGCGCGAACGAGAGGCTTAACAACGAGAGACTTCTCGTATGAAGCAATGATCTCGTCACTCCAAATCTCTGGAATGAAAGTAGCTGCGGTAGTGTTAGTTACGTGTGAAGTTCCAAGTGCCATTGTAGTATTCCTTTAAGGTTATTTAACCCTCCCCTCAGCGTACGCTTTCATGATCTCTGGCTGCATAGCCTCGTATCGCTTTGGATCGGTATTCATTAGTTCAATAATGTCACGGCGTCTGTATACCTTTCGGGTCGATTGACCTTCGGGGTTAGACCGTGACGAGCCAGTGGAAGCCTTCTTGATCTCGGCTTTCTTTGCCACCTTTTCAACAGCTGCCTGACTCTTGACAACGCCCTGCGTGTCTTTGTAGAGTGTCAACAGCTCATCTGCCGCGTCGAAGTCATAGTTCGAATCCGCTTGGGCAAATAGATTCTGACGGAACTGAGAGCCCTGTACCCACTGCTGGAAACCATCAGAGGCCAAGACATCACCCATGTCAGAGTGCTTAGCTCGAATAGCAGTCAATGCCTTCTCCCGCTGAGCAGCTACAGTAGCTTCCTGCATCTGTCTCATTACGGGGTTGTTAGCGATTGCTCTATTCACAGCTTCGTTCGGATCAGCAAAGAAATCAACATCGTCGATGACTTCCGTTACTTCCGGTGTTGGAGCCTGCTGCGCGGTCATGGTCTTCTGAACCATCTCATCGAACTGAGCGCGGAGTTCACCGACCTCAGACGACTGTTGACCTAAACGCTTTTCCAACTCTTGGTGCATTCGTGCTATGTCGGATGCAGACTTACCTTGGTACTTCTCGGGGAGGACATCTTCTGTGGGTTCTTCAGTAGTGGGCTCTAACTCTGCTTCTACAGGAGCTACCTGCTCGTCAGTGTTATTGTCCTCAACTGCGTCATCCATAGTTAAGTTGTTTGTCTCGGCAAGAACTTCACCATCGGTATCTATCAATGTAGCCATTATTAAACTCCGGCCCTTAAAGGGTTATCAGATTAAAAGAAGGGGTTGCTAGGCTTAGCAGTTATCCCTTTTGTGCTCTCCGTACGTGATCGCGTTCCCACTTAATAGACGCACCGGGGAAGTCCCCTGTCACGCCTTCAAGCTTACACTTCACTGGAGAAACGATGCGCTTAGCAGGTGAGCCGCAAGCCCCACACCGGAAATCGTCAGACTCCCTACCAAACACCTCCGTTATTTCTTCGCAGACGGTACACCGCGCATCATAGATACGACGCATTGTCTTCCTCCTGCTGTGCCTCATTGGCGAGAGTCGCCTCTTCGTAGTACAGAACAAACGACAGGGCGTTACGCGCCCCCTTGTGCGTCCAGAACTTGTTGCTGGAATCGCAGTTGTCATAGTCTATTGACTCGTATGCTTGTTGTATGTCGGCTTTGAACGCCTCCCAGCCGGGAGTCAGGAACATACTACGAGCGTCTTCAAAGAACTTCTTATCTTCTTCAGTCATTCTTCTTAGCCCTCGTGATTGTCTTCTTAGCCTTCAGTGCTTCCACTTCTTTTTCCAACGCGCCGACACGGTTCATCAGCTGCTGGAGATAGTGAGTCGTACTCTCGACAAGCTCGTCGAATTGTTTCTGGTCTACCATGCGATTATCTCCTTGAGGTCGCTAGTTTATTTTGTACTCTTAGTACCCTTACACTTCCACCGCTTACGGCTTAGGTTGTTAGGGGTGTTAGGATCGTTCTTCTTCGCTGCGCTCAAGCCTTTCTTAATACCAGCTGAGCGGGCGCAGTAACTGTCTCCCTTAGAAGTCCCCGGCTGTACTCGCTTGCTTCCGTCCTTAGCTTTACCAGCTTGGCCGTAGCTTACTTTCTTGCCGGAGGCTGTTACCTTTACTTTAGCCTTGCCCTTGGCGGGCTTCTTAGTAGCCATTACTTATAGCCACCGGGGCCGCAGTTACACTTCTTACCTTTGCATTTGTTGTGCTTACACATTAGTTAGCTCCTTGCAAACTGCCGTTACTTTCTTAGTGTGCTCTATTGGTCTAGAGGTAACGTAGAGGGCTGCCTGTTGACAGCTACCCTCCCGTTGGAACTGAAGCCCTTCGACGACTGTTACGCCGCCGTCGGACATCCAGAGGATTATAAACAAAGTCCACGTGCTCATATTAGGTTAGCCCCGGAATGTTTACGGTTTCAATGTCGTTAGACACCATGCTGTTCAGCTGCATCTTAGCATTGTTTTGGTCTGAAGGATACACTTGACTTCTAATGCCATTTGCATAGCTGTCACTAGTACCGTCT